ACCGGTTGACAATGCCCGCCGCAACCTGGAGCAGGGAATCAACGTCCTGGAAGCCATTCGTTGCCAGGTGGAAAACCGCGCCGCTGGTGGTGCCCTTGCTGAGTTCCAGCAGGAAGCCAAGCGCCAGGGCCTTGAAGCTCGCCAGGGTGGTTTGCTGGTGCCGTCAAGCGTGTTCGAGAAGCGCGCCACCCAGACCACCACCACCAACGCCGCTGTGACGCCTGACGAATACCGCCCTGAGCAGTTCATCGGCTTGCTGCGCAATTCGATGATCGTTCGCTCGCTGGGTGCCCGCGTGTTGCCCGGCTTGCGTGGCGATACCGTGATCCCCAAGCAGACCGGCAGTGCATCGGCTTTCTGGATCGCTGAAGGTGCCGCCCTGACCGAATCGAGCGCCACTTATGGCGATGTGAAGCTTGCCCCCAAGCACGTGGGCGCTTTGTCGTCCATGAGCCGCCAACTGATCCAGCAAGCCAACCCGGCCATTGAGCAACTGACCCGCGATGACTTCGCGCAAGTGATCGGGCTTGCTGTTGACAAGGCTTTGTTGCATGGCACCGCGGTTGCCAATCAGCCGGCACGCATGGGCCCGCTGCTGGCCGCCGAGAGCGACACCGCCAAGGTGCAAAACCTGTTGCATGCCGAGATCCACCAAGCACTGCTCGACCTGGCCGGCGCGTCCGACCGCGTTGAGCAAATCGAGGGAGCATTCGATTGACCGCCTGCAAAACCATGAGAGATGCGCCGCACCTGGCGCCCGACCGCCTACCCCCCCGGTTTGGGTCCTTCCCGCAACCCCTGTATGCGGGTCATTCACTGCGCGTGGTCGCAGTGTTTCACTGTGCTCCTAAAGGGGTTATGTAATGACCACCATTGACCTATCAATCCGAGTCACCCAGGAGGATTTCGGCGCCCTGGTGGGCATTTCGCAGCCGGCCGTGTCTGGGCTCCTGGCCAACGGTGTGATCCAGAAGGAAGGGACGGCTGCGCAGTGGCTGCTTGCGTACTGCGCACGCCTTCGCGAGCAAGCGGCCGGCCGACTGGGTGCGGACGGTGGCGCCCTGGACCTGGTGCAAGAACGGGCCGCGCTGGCGCGTGAGCAGCGCATCGCGTACGAGCTCAAGAACGCGGTGACCCGTGGCGAGTTCGCTCCGATCGGTGTGCTGTCCGACGTGCTGGGCCGTGCGGCCGGCGCGGTCGCCGACCGCTTCGGGCAGGTGGAGGGCTCGCTGCGCAAGGCTTGCCCGGAAATCTCCGACGAGGTGATGCTGACGGTGTTGGGCGTGGTCGCCAGCTCGCGCAATGAGTGGCTGCGCGCAACGGCCCGGTTGGTTGATTCAACGATTGACCGCATGCAGCCCGAGGACGACGCCACGGAGCCCGCAGACGCATGGGACGCACCTACAGGCGACGACGATGAATTAAGCCCGCTGGAGGCCTCATGAGCCGCCCGCAGCGCATTCACATGATGGTGGCGCTCATCACCGAGCCTGATACCGAGGTGATCGGCTTCCACCTGGTGCCCGACCGTCTGCCTGCGGTGCACCGACTCCCCGGCGAATCCGTCGCCCAACTGATCCACCGCGCGCTGGCCCTGGCCACTGGCGCCGGTCCCTTCCTGGCCCATCTCCGAACCAAAGGACAAACCCATGCTGACACTTGAAGCCCTGCTGACCACCACCGAGCGCGAGCAATTCAACGCCCTGGTGCAGCAAGCCACCGAAGCGGGCGCGGGCGCGGTGCGCTGGCACTCCGAGGCCAGCGGTGTGCTGGTGGTGGGTATTTGCTCAGGCGGCGAGCTGCTGACCTGGTTCGCCACCCCGGCACACAGCGCGGCTGAAGCCGATGTGGCCCAGGCCGTGATTTTGAGTGGCATCGCCCAGGCCAGCGCCACGAATGCCGCGCTACAGGCCGGCGCCAGCGACATTGCAGCGAACGCCATCGCCAAAGCGGCCGGCATGCACTGAGGGCTTGCATTCTGCAAAAAGCGTGATATGATATTGCCCTGTTATCGAGTTTTCAGAAACTGAACCAAAGGGATGCCGGGAGGCTATCCACCCCGAGGTTTTGCGGCCCGCTTGGATGCTGGCCATGTTCTGAGGACGTAAAAAGTTGCTGCTCCGGTAAAGGGCCGCGCTGATCGAGAAGTTGCACCGCGCATGCGGTGTGTTTCATCGTCGGCGCGGCCCTTTACTTTTTGGTCCGCGTCAAACCAAAAGGAGCCGTATGCAAATACGCAAAGCAGACCTTGGCAAGCCAGACCTGGAGGCACGCACCGTGCCCGTGGTGCTGGCCACCGACTACCCGGTGCAGCGCCACGGATTCCTCGAAGTCCTGGATACGTCCAAGGCCGACCTGTCGCGCGGCGACCTTCCGCTGATCGAATCGCACGACCACAACACGCTCAACATCGGCGTGGTGCGCAACGTGCGAGCCGAGGGCGGCAAGTTGCGCGGCCTGGCTCAGTTCGGCACCTCAGCCCGCGCAAGCGAGGTGCTGGCCGATGTGCAGGCTGGCATCGTCACTGGCGTATCCATCGGATACAGCTGCACCGACGAAGGCGAACCCTTCACCCTGGCCGATGGCCGACAAGCGCGCCGGTTCGGCTTCATGCCCTTTGAAGTCTCTGCCGTCGCCATCCCCGCCGATCCATTGGCGGGATTCAACAAACGCTCCCACACCCTCACTCTCCCCAAAGGAAAACCCATCATGGAAAACACCACCACCGCCACCCCCGAGACCCGCAACCACGCCGCCGAAATTGCAGAGGCTGCTGCCGGCTCCACCTTTCCAAACGCCGCCGAAATCGCCATGCGTTCAATCAATGCAGGCCACACCCTGAAGCAGTTTCAGAACGAGCTGATCCTCTCCGTGTCCACCAAGCCGCTGCGATCTGCTGGCCTGGATTCGTACCACCAAGAACACCGTGAGCTGGGCACGGCCACCATGCTGCGCACGGCCGACGACTTCCGCCGCCACTACAGCACACGCGGTGACTCCCAGAGCATGGGCCTGGCTGACTTCCTGCGCGGTGCCGCTCGCATGAAAACCACCCCGGCGGTCACTCGCAACCTGTCGGTTGGTGTGGACTCAGCAGGCGGCTTCACGGTGCCCCACGCGGTCATGCCGGGCATTCTTGCGGCACTGGCGCCCGCGTCCAGCCTGATCGCAGCCGGTGCGCCCATCATCCCGCTAGAAGACGGCGCCAAGAGCTACAGCTTCGCGGCTGTGGACACCCTGCCAACCGCATCGTGGCGCTTGGAAAACGGCCTGGTGGCACAGTCGGCCCCGACCTTCCGCAACGTGATGATGGTCCCGCGCTCCCTGTCGTTCGTGGTCAAAATCTCGCGCGAGCTGCTGGCTGATGGCATCAACATCGAAACCGCCTTGAATCAAGCCATTGCCCAAGCGTTTGCAGCCGAGATTGACCGCGCCGGGCTGCGCGGCACTGGCACTGCGCCCGAGATTCGCGGCCTGCTGAACACAGCCAACGTGCAGGCTGTCACCAACGGCGCAGCCGGTGCGGTTTTGGGCAGTTACGCCAACGTGTTTACAGGCGTGCAGCGGGTGCTGGAGGCCAACGGCCCGATGCCAACCGCCGCCATCATGTCCCCGCGCTCGCTGGTGCGGCTGGGCGCCCTGGCAGACACCACGGGCCAGCCGCTGATGGTGCCCACCATGTTGCAGCCGGTGAAGATGCTGCAAACCAGCCAGATCCCCAACACCCTCACGGTGGGCGCGTCAACCGATTGCAGCGAGATTTTCATTGGCGACTTTTCGCAGTTCGTGATCGGCATGCGTGAGCAGCTGTCGGTGCAGGTGCTGCAAGAGTCCTATGCCGACAACGGACAGATCGGCTTCATGTGCCACGCCCGCCTGGACGTAGCCGCGCTGTACCCCCGCGCCTTTGCTGTGGTCACTGGAGTTCGCTGATCGTTGAGGAGCCTGTGCGGCCCGGGGGGGCCTTTCCAACAGCCCGTCAAGCTGTGCAGGCGCATTGACCGCCGGTGGTGGAGTTCTCCACGCGACCGGCACCTGTTCTGGTGGTGCCTTGATTTGTCGGTGGGGCGCCACGGTGTGAGCGGTGCGGCCTGCTGCTTTGGTGGCGGCTGTGCTGCGCCAATCCCCACACAAACCCCGCTTGGAAACGATCGGGGTTTTTTGTTTTTTGCCCTTTTTTGCGGCCAATCCTTATGAGTCTTTTTCTCAATAATCACTCATAAGGCCCAAAACCGTCAGGGTTTA